GAGATGCAATGGAAGCCTTCAACAGCATGAAGCAGGCTAACGAGAAAAACGAAAACACGATTGCCTCATACAAAATCATGGTCGAGAAACTGTTAGCAGAACGGGCCTGACCGCCCTCTTGGGGGGGCTGGGCAACAGAAGAGAGGAGAGGGAGGTATATGAACAAATGTCCAACTTGCGATTCACCAGCGCCGCATCTGCATCCGGCAATGCAGTTTGAGGGCGAAGTTCAACCATGCCGCGATCCATACCATTTGCAGGTTACGAATCAAAACACGCCCAAGATGATTGCGGAAGCGCAGAGGATTTCCGGGCTGACCGCCTGAGAGGACACTGACAATGGCCGAATTAGCGAAATGGGATGAGGATCGGTGGATCGCTGCCTGCAAGCATATACTCACCTGCGATCAACAAGTGGATTGTCGCTTTTGTGAGCGCATCAAAGAACAAATAGATGCGGAAAACGCAGACGCCGGGGGACGCTGAAAGCCAGCTTATGAGCACACGCGCAGGAGAGCGAGAGCCGCACAAGCATACGTGCCCTTATTGCGGCGCACGTCTGCAATGCAATAATTCGCGCTGTGTGTTTGGCACGGATGTTGACTTGACTTGCGGAGCGCACACGGTTGAGGAGATGGCTTTAGCGAACATGCTGAAGCCGGGTTTGCAGTGGACAGTGGATTGGAACACTGGCGATAAAGCTTTCAAGTTCGCCACTCCGAAGCCGCGCACCAAGGAATCTATCGCGGCAAGAAAGAGCCTGAAGGCAATGCGCAAACTAATGGCAGATGCGCCGAAGTCTTACGAATACCAGCGGCAATTTTGCTGCATTTGAGGAGAAGCATCATGGAAAAAGCAGGACTCGTTAGCGGCTTCGCTACACTGAGTGAGCAGCCCACGCACAAATCGCCAGAGGAAATACCGTCACAGCCACCGGGACAGGCAGTAACGACACACGACATCAATTCTGCGAACGGTCGGTTCGTTTGCACGGCAGAGAATCCGATGCCCAGAGGCGCGACTGGCCGATGGGAGCATGACGCTGAAGAATTCGGCGCACAAAGAGATGGCTGGCCCGGTGGAGATACACAAGGCTATCGCTGCAAAAACTGCGGCCACACCTGGGAAGAAGAATTACCGCAGTAGCCCCCGTCTAAGGAAGGGACTTTTAGCAGCCTGAAGGGGATTCCCCCGGCTGGGCCTTGGGGGAGGAGAGAGGGTTTTATGGCGTTTACTTTTGTATGCCCGCGCTGCGGAAGAGAAAAGAAAACGAGGGAGCGTCAAATAATGGCCGACCCGCCAAAATGCGATCATTGCAAGGATGAAATTCTTGGTCGCAAGGTTCCTGTGTACATGCGCCCGAAATCGGTAGAGAGCGGGGCTGACCGCCAGAAAGGACGCTAGCTGATGGCTACACGCGCAAAAATGGGCAGGTGGATTTCAAAAATCGACAATCAGGGCATCGAATACGCTCTCAAGATGGCGACTGTGGTTGATGGAGCATTGTTCGGTTGTCAAATCGTTAATCGTCAGCTTGGGCCGACATATGTTTGCGCTGGATGCCGCCAAGGTATCGCCGCTAGGGGAGCGGATGTTAGAGACAGATGCCGAGTATGCAAACGCAAACTAATTGCGACTTGGTATCAAGACTGAGGAGCTACCCTATGCCCACACGCGCAAACGGAGGAGGATTCGGAGGAGGATTTTTGTGATAGTTGCAGAATTGATCGAAAAGCTAAAAACGTGTGATCCGAATGCAGCCGTTCTGATTGGCGATGGAGATAAGTTTGGCGAAGGCTTCTCAGGCATTGCTGAAGTGGTAGATCAGAATGGCCGCGTGATTATTCGGGAACGGAGCTAGGAGGGGGCCAGCATGAGCGGCACAGGGGAGCGCAAATCGCCAGAATTGGTAACGCTTAATGGGATCGTTACTTGGGCAGAAGGATTCCGCCTGAAAATTTCTGCGGACAAATCATACAAGCCTGCATGGAATTTTTATTCTGACTTCAACACATTCGGCCTGAAAGTGGGAGATGCCGTGGAGATAAAAATCCAGAGAGAGAGGGGGGGGGGAGCGCCCATGAACACAGTCACTAGTTGGCCTAATCCGAAATGCGAGGTATGCGGCGAAGAAGTTAAGCCGCCGGAGCGCCAGATTTGCATTCCGCCCGGTCGCTGGTATTTCTGCTCTAGCAAGTGCATGGGCGAGTGGGCGAAGGAGAATTTATGAGCGCAGGGAACACAGTCAATGAGCGGGAGCGGCGGGAGAAGGTGATTGCCGAATTGCTGCTAGGCTCCACAGACGTATTTGTTAAGTACGACGTGGAACGAATCGCAAAAGCGGCTTACGACGCTGGAGACGCCGAAGGATTCAGGCGGGGCATTGAGGCAGCGGCTAAGTCGGCGGAGGCAATGAACGGCTATGACGTGGATAATTACCAGATCGCAGCCGCCATCCGCAAGCTCTCAGAGCAGGGGCCGCACCCGGAGATTGCAAAGAAGGGAAGTAGGAGACTATGAGCTATTGCACTAATGATTTCGATGAGTCGCTGCGCGAGGTGCAACTTGAGGCCAAGCCGGTAAAAGTTTTGAAGGCATGGGGCCGCGCTGAAGAACCTGACGTGTGCTGCCACAGCGATTGGAGCGGAGGCTTCCTGATGCTGCTGGAAAATGGCCGCTATGCCTATTTGTCCGGCTGGTGCGATTACACCGGATGGGGATGCCAAGATGGAGCGGAAGTGGTGCATGCGGATGCCCCAGAAAAGCTCACTCTGCCTGACGAGAATTGGGATGATGAGCCAGCCGACTTAAACAAGTGGATCGCAGACGGAATGGTTCCGTGGGACGAAAGAAACTAAGTTGAGACAAACCGGGGCCGCACCCCTCAGGCAGCGCGGCCCCTGGGGTTAAATAAACATGCTTGATTTCTTCGTCTTAGCATTACGATTGAAGCATGAAACGCTTTCTAATTTTCATGCTTGTATCCTTCGTAATCGCCCTTTCAGCGTGGGGGGCATGTCACTCACGCACAACCCGCAAGATGCAGGAACCGGGCGTTCGGCCAGCACAGAAAGATGGCCCACCATGTATTCCTGGGCAGATTTGCCCATAAAAGGTTAATGGCATGATTTACTTGATCTGGAGCGCCGAGTTTTTCCTTGAATCTCTCGGCGCTATTTTAAACATAAAAACCAGCAGGGTCCTTTCTACGCTGCTGGCCTTCTGTGCGGCCTCTGATGCCGTGACTTATTTCTTCTATCAATCTGCCCGTCAAAACGCTTACGCCTGGTCCTACTGGTATGCGAGAGTCGGCAAATACCTGATCTTGATTTGGCTCGGCTGCGAGATATGCGGCATGTTCGCTCATAACATCGGTAAGGTCCAAACGCGGGTCATGGCCGCTTTCATATCTCTGTGCGCCGGCGCTTTTGTTACCGTATTTTTCTGCCAGGGAGAGACGCTGAAAAATCGCCTGCTGGACGGAGAGATCGGCGCTAACATGATTCTTTTCGCCCTGGTGGCAATCGGCTGGATTTCCCGGCAGAAGCTATTAAACCGTCATTGGAAGTGGATTGCGGCAGGATTTGTTACGCTGATAGGCTGGGACTTGCTGTGCACGATCCTGTGGGAGTTTTGGGCAGGCGCACGGCACTGGTATCCGCTGGGCACAGTTGTCGCTTACGCCATCTGGATTGTTGGGCCGATGCGCTGCTTAGGAGAGTTCAGGCAGAGCTTAGGGCATAGGGTGGAAGTGACGGAGAAGATTTTTACGAGGGTAATTTGAGATGAACGCTGAAGATATTCGCTCAGAAAATGGACAATATAGCCTTCAGGATTTGCTCAATATGGAAGGCCGATATGTTTTCCAGTGTGAGTTCTGCGAGAGCACGCATTCAACTGTCATGGGGTGGGCACAGCATAGATGCCGCGATGATGTAGATTTCACCGGATTGGTTCTCTTGCCTAAGAACTAATCCCTCTTTTTCCCCCTCAGCACCGCGTCAACATTCACGGGGCCTAGATCGGGAATGAGCTTGTTTACTGCCTTATCGTACTCTTCGCGGCTCATTGGCTCCACGCCGATGTGCAAGGCCCAATTGACGTACTTCAGGTAAAAATCTTCGCACTTCATTGGGCGCGTACCTCTTGCGGGTCAAAACGCGCCTTGCAGATGAGCGAGCCATCCTCTTGCAGTTTGCAGGTGTCGCGGAAAATAAACACGCGGTAAGGCACCGCAGTGTCGATGCGTGGAGGCTTATGGTGGGATTGGGCGCATCCGCAAAGCAGAACTAATCCCCAGAGGCCGCGCTTGGCTCTTTTGGGCTTATGCCTTTCCGGGCGGCATAATCCAGCCACATCAATTTGTGCTGGAAAAGAGCGATGGAGAGTTTGCGGTAAAAAGCTAGGGCAACAATAAAGTTGGCCCCGGTGAAAATATCAGAGAGGCTTATGGGGTGCATGGCGCATCTTTCTCCCTTGCGTAAAGTACCTCGCCATGTACAATCTCTAGCCAGCGTTGGCGAGGTCTGGTCTCGCTGGCGTCAGGTCCTGGGCGTCGCTACCGGCTTCGCTCAGGGCCGTGTCACTTATGGTCGTGCCTTATAAGTGCGCCCTCGTATGAATGGATGAAATATAAAACACTTTGCTGAGAATATCCAACCTTTTCAGAGTACCTGCATCTCAGTAGTGGTAAAGCAAGTTGTCCTCAGTTTCCTTGCTTTTCATTGCTATGATGATTTGAAGAGGGCCGTCCGAATGCAGCGGCCCTTTTTTCTCTTTACCGCTGCTGTCTCTTTCTGGAGTGGCTGAAGTTCATCGAAAAAGCCCTTTCATCCGCGTGGGGATGTCCTTCAGCTCAATGTTGTGCTCTTTGCAGTACCAGTTGATGAGCATCTCGTGCTCGATCAAAAATTTTCTTACCACCTTGTCGATGCGTAAGATCAAGCCGACAAGCGCAACGATTGTGAGTATGTTGCCTAGCGAGATTGTGAAATCGAAGTGCATAAGTTATGGGCGAAACTCAGGCGGTAACAGGTTTTAGGGGTTTAGGAATAGAATGCGCGGCGTTATGAAAAAGTTAATATTATCTCTTGCTCTTGTTATAGCATCACGCACAACACCCAGTACGCTTACAATTGTCGATGGAGAATATGGACGTGCATTTGCGGCTGAAGCTGCCAGCAATCCATCGTGCAGCGGAATAACAATTTCATACTGGAGATTCAGCAAAATCGGCAAGAAGCTCAAAGACATTCCTGGGTATCATTTAATGATGATGTCTCCAGTTAGCATTCATCACGGCCCTAGTGATCTTGATGGCTACCTTACTCGCGGTGGTGCCACAGAAGGCATTACCGTGCGGGCACCGATACCAGCAATAGTGAATAGAGTTTGTGCCATTGTCAAAGGGCATGGAGCGCAGATCGAATGAACTATGCCCGTCTTCCTTCGCCAGGACTTTGGCACATCCGAGTGCTGCAATTTTTCTGGCAGTTAATCAAAGAGTTACGACGAAAGTAAGGCGGTTGACATGTTCTAGTGGTCTGCGGCTACAATGCGCGGGCGCTATGAAAGATGCGCGACAAAAACGGCGCGATGCCTATCAGAAATACTATTACGGCCATCGCGATAGATGCTTTGCTAAACTCGGCGGTAAGTGCTCCGCTTGCCAAACTACCGATGTCACAATTTTGCGGGTTGACCATATCTATCGAACCGAGGGCGGTGAGCCTGTTTGCGGTAGGCGCCGAAGTACCATTCAGCTATGGCGAGACATAAATTCCGGCAAACTAGCTCTTTCTGAATTCCAGCTATTGTGCGCTAACCACCATGCCCTAAAAACAGCAAAATACAAGGAGTCTAGAACTCTGCAAGTCGTAAAGCCTGCTTTTGCGGCTGCTACCGAAACTGACCGCAGAGTTTCTGTTGGCATTTTCAAAAATGCAGTCCATAAAGACCAAGTGCGCTCACGCCAGCAAAGGCTTAAGTTTTCTCCCGTTTGAATTTCTGTGCTAAAATTCTGTCCCTATGAAACTCGCAATCATAATTGGCGTGATTTATTTAAGCATCGCCCTCTTTGCTTTTTTCTGTTTCAAGGCAGTCGGCAAAGACGCGGAGAGCGATGGAGCTATTGATCCAGTGAGGCATCCAAACCTTTCAGCCGCGCTCTATGCTGCATTCTGGTTTGTCGTCATACCGTTTATCGTGAAAGATTTTCTGCCGGAGAAAAGACCCCGCATCATTGAACTCGATTACGGAGAGCACAAATTGGACGGCTTTTGATAATCTCTATCTTCGACGCCGCCATTGAGCATACGATTGACCACATACCATGTTGCCTCAGATTGTTTTCCGACTAAGCGCAGTTCAGCGCCTTCTTCGTTTATCCATTCAGGCAATTCCATTATTCCTTTGTTACCCACACATGCAATGAATATCGGCCAGTTGTCGGCGTCCCTGTGACCGTTGTGCTGTAAGTGATGTTTACGGAGTTATCTGAGTTGATGCCAAACCCGCCAAATTGCTGATTGGATGTTGCATTCACGCCAATGGTAGCGCCTGTGTTCGTTCTCGCTATGCCGTCAGATGTCCAGCCAAAAGTTACCGATACAGTCGCTCCGCTTGCGTCCGTTGCCGTGCAAGCAAGCTGGTAATGGATGGTATAGTGACCGCCGGAACTCGCTGTTCCTGTGATGAGCGTTGTTGATCCAATGCTTGCCGATTGCGCTGTTTTATCATCTTGCCCAAGAGTAATTGACGCGCCATTGCCTACAGGAGTAAGACCTTTCCAGCCAGAAAGTCCGCCGGTAAGGATTAAGGGCGCGGGGAATGTTACATTGGCGATTGTCGCACCAGCGCCGCGATTGACCGTCATCCAATCGTTCGCCACGCTGTTGGCATCATTGACTGCGCGGAAGTCGATAGTAGTGGAACCATAAATTGCATCCCACCATTTTTGATCTGCTGCGCCACTGGCGGATTGCCAGGATTGAGTAGCAAATGTGCTACCAATAATTCTGAGATTGGCCGATGCCTGTCCACTTCCCGAGACGCCTGTTTGGCCTATGGTTGTCACTCCGTACATTGTCTGATTGCCAGCCTCAGGGGTAATGCTTCCGCCTACAGGATTGCCCGTAAATTGGTTCGTCACGGTTCCGGCAATGTCATCTGGCCCAAGTTCAACAACGTTGTTAGTGCCGAACGCAAAAATAGTAAGCAGTTGTAAAAAGCTGTTTCCCTTGCTCACAAATCCGTTGAAGTTTGTGGGGAAAGAAAACACGGTAGCAAGCTGTGATGTTCCGGCCTGAATCAGATTGCCAAAAACATTAAAGCCACGGCTGTTATTCGCAAGGGCAAAGAAGGTAGTCGCTGAGGCCGCTGGGGTATCGCCTACAAAATTGTTAAAGAAGTTGATGCCCTGTGCTATGGCTGTGCCTGTCCAGTCCATCACTTTCGGTGTGCCTACAGCCTGTCCCATCTCAAAGTCATTTGCTGAAATGAGCCATGTCTGGTGAGCGTTGCGAATCATCGAAAGCACAATATCGCCGTTCGGACTTGCGCCGGAAAATTCGTTGCGCTCAATCTGGTGATTGATGGAGTAACCAGAGCCGGATGGATTGGCCCCACGGATCGCCACTTGGGCATTGTGAAGTTCGTTGTCGCGGATGCGAACATTGTCAGCGCCGTCAAGGTCAATCAGAATGCCCATGTTGGTGAGTGAACCTGCTCCAAGTGCGCCGATAAAGCAGTTTTCAATCACATTGTACTGGCTGTCTGTTCCTGCGCCGTGACTCATGTCGATGAACGTGCCGGAATTCCCGGCATTGGAGTATTGCAGGTAAACGCCGCTGATCTTGCAGGCTGTGGTGGATTGCATGTTGATGAGCGGCGAACTGGCGCTGGTGAACGTCAACCATGCACGCGGCAGAACCGGATTCACTTTCGCATCCGTTCCTTTGATGCAGACCCCTCTGAATCCGTGCATGTCCAGCGTTCCAGCAATGATGCAGCGGGCCGAACCTGAGCTTAGCGGAGGAATAAATACAGTTCCGCCGCCTTGCGTATTGGCGGCGTTAAGAGCTGCCTGAACCGCCGCCGTGTCGTCGGTAATGCCATCGCATTTTGCGCCGTAAGCGCGCACATCAAACCAAGGTGATCCAGCCGTGATTACATCTGACCATCCAAGTGATGTTCCACCAATTTTGCGCGCGGCGTTGGCACTTGGAAGCAAATCGCCGGTAAGCGTCAGGTTTCCGTTTGTGATTGTCTGATTGCCAGCAGGAGAAAGCAGCACCGGGCTTGGGAAACTTGCGGCCCCTGCCGTGGTCGTCAATACCGTCAAATCAAGCGGCGCGGCCCCGGATATGACCACAGAAGAAATAACTCCGCGCTGATTGTTGTTCGAGTCGTACAGATTGAGATTGTAGGGCGGGTTGACCGGGCTGGAATACTGGTCGCTGCCGTACATTGATTGCCCAGAAGAGGGAACGCCGTTGGCGTCCAGTGTGATCTTTGCAAGCTGGCTGGCCACCACCTGGCCGCCACCTGTAAGTGTGGCCACGCCGTTTGGCGGAGTAATGGCGAGCTGGGCAAGAATGTACCCATTGGAAAGAAGCTGCCCGTTTTGTGGATCGACAAACGCTCCAGCCGCTGTACCTGCGCTGGCGATGGATTTAGGTGTTGGATTTGCCATTCACGCTCTTTTTCTTTTATGAGGATGTGTTCGCGGGGGCCGTGCCCCGCCTTCAGACGAGACCGGCCCCTATTCCCAGCTACTACGTCAGGGCGAGGAGTGGCACCGCTGCGGAGCCGGGAATTCGATTGTTTGCTTATAATTCGTGTTTACTAATTGGGTATATGCGGTAAGTGTTAAGTTTTTATAACATATGCGGCCATGCTTACTGTAAATACCATTGCGTCTATCATTGCAGTCGGATTGATAATTTATCTTCCCTCAAGGTTTCTGTATCGTGCATATGTAAACAGGCGCAACATAAAACGCCTGCACACAATGACTCCAGTAGATATGATTACAGAAGCTGTTTTTAACGAGAAAATAGAAGATGAAGATAGAGATTACTTGGTTCGCCTCGCGATTAAAAAATTAAAGGATGATAAAAAGAGATAAACAATTATTTTCTATTATCCTTGGGCTTTGGTATCACCTGGGCGGCTCCTTGTGTTCCTATAGTGCTTACAGGAATAGGTCTGCCGGTGTTATCTTGTGGAATGACGCTATTGATTGCGTTATCGCCTTTATTACCAAATACCGCGACTCGCGCTTTATTGGCAACTCTGAATCCAGCCTGCGTCAAGCTCTCTGGCAGCTTCTGGCCTTGTGACATCTGGTTTTCAGTATATCTGCCGCGATTCATCGCCAGCGTGATTTTGTCCGCAATGTCATTCATCGCGCCCATGCTCGACTTGGCTTCGGCTACCGCCTGCGGGTCTTGCCCCGTTCGGTTGGCTATTTCTTGGTAAAGCCGCGCCCGGATTGCGGCCGCTTCTTGTGTCAGGCTAGCCTTTGACTCCGCGCTGATGGCCGCTTTCGCCTGTGCGCCGCCCTGCTCATAAGATGGGCGCAGCGTGGCATTGATCTGCCCAAGGCGAGCATCAAGTTGATCGAGCGTGGCCGTGTTGTGGTATGTCGTTGCCCCGCTGTATCCCTTAATCTGCGATGTATCAATAATCTGGTCTTTTACTGGCCCAAGCATCTTGTCATAGTACAAATTCCGCGCCTTGATCGCTGCAATACGGAAAGCTTCTGCAAGACTGGCGCGGTCGGTGATTTTCGTGCCGCTGTCCTGCGCTGCCTCTATCGCCTTATCCAGATGTTCAACAATATTTTTTTGAAACGCTGGCATCGCCTTTGCTGGCGGGTTTACCGCATCGGTAATCTTGGCAGCAATTTCCGCTTTCGATGGCGGGGCTTTAGGCGACATACCCTTAATGATTCCGCCGCCAGTTGCTATGCCGGCCACGTTGCCAAATAACTCAGCGATGTCTTTATCAACGCCCACTGCTTTTAGTCCAGATTCAACGCCACGCTGGGCAACAGCGGCAGGAGTAGCTACGGCAAGAGTGGCTGGGTTAAAGACTGCCGATGGCAGCGCCCCAGCCTTACCTACTCCAGCTACAACGTCGTTAGAGCCACGGATTGGGTGGTTAGGTATTTCAGTTAGACCTTTCAGGGCCTGCACCGGGCCAATGATTGGCCCGGCTAGGATTTCGTTTGCTCCGCTCCCCATTGGTTTGTCGGCACCAAATATGTGCTTGATCTTGCCCAGTTGGCGGTCGAGTTGGTCGGCAAAACCTTGCGATTGCGGCCCGATAGAAGTGCCGTTGGCTGTCGCCTCAACCTGCTGCTGCGGAGTCAGTTGCGGTATTACGCTCTTAGGTTGCTGGCTATAATTTGTGAGGATACTATCCAGTTGGCTTGCGCGCGGATCGCCAATGTGCATCTGGGCGCGGATTGTCCGCAGGTCTTCGATGTCCTGTGGTGAAAACTGCTGATCGGTTTGCGTCTGGTCGCCAGGCATGTTATTCCACGCTCACAATTCTTCCGTTGGCATCGCGCTTGATGGTCAATGGCTTTTGTTTGCCGCCCTGGAATTTACGCAACTGCTCATCAATTCGTGCCGTGTTGGCCAAATCCTGAGCAATGAGTTTGCGATTCAGTTCAACCGAGTTCTGCGGCCCAGGCACATTGGAAATCATGCGCTGATACAGCGCCTCTGATCCCTGGAAGTTACCGGCAAACTGCCGGTTTGCGCCGATAAACTCCCGCGCCTGCAATGTGGCTGCAACCAAATCGGCCGCTTTCGGATCAAGCCCTTCAGAAACCATATTGCCGATGGTCGATCCAATGAATCCGGGGTCATGGTTGGTGCCAATTTGCCGTAGCGTCTGCGCTACCAGCATGCGCTGGCCGGTATCATTCAAAATATCCATAGAGTCAGACATTCGGCCCAAAGCGTCTTTGTAGTTCGCCAGCCCGGCCTTGCCTTTGACCACATCAAACGAGTGTTGCGCTGTGGCCATGCCCGGAGCATTCAAACGGCTCTCGTAGTGGGTTCCGTTTTCGTCTTGGACGGCAACCAGCCCATACTTTGCCTGCCAATAAGCTCTGGCCTGAGCGCCCTGCAAGGTGGAAACCAGACGCTGGCCAGGACCAAAGTCCTTGATGATCTGGTTGGTGGCCTTGTTGAAAGTTCCCACATGGCCATTGCCAATGTCGCCAACCTGAATGTTCTTGCCCGCAGCCGTCAGGGCTTTGTTGATCCCATCCCAGCCATTTTTGCCCAGCATTTTGCCAGCAAGATCAGGGCGGCCAATTTCCTGCGCCAGTTCAGGCGGGACAGGAAGCCCGATTCCTTCTTTGATCGCGGCAATCTTTTCTCTGCTGGCAATGTTCTTGTTTGCTACATCTTCCTGGACGCCGCCGCGAATCACCGGCCCAAGAATGCTTTTTAGTTGGTCGTTGGGCACCATCATGGTCTGCCCATTGGGCAGAACGATGGGGCTGGTGGTCTGCATTCTCTGTGTTTGTACCTGCGTCTGCGCCGTCTGCGCCCTCTGCTGCTCGATTCTGGCCTGATTTTCGTCGGCTTGCTGCTGAAGTTGGAACCGCTCAACATCGTTTTTGTACGGTGCCTGCATTGCCGCGCCCGCCGCACGCATGTTTGCTCCCGGCCCCGGAGGAGTCTGCATACCGGCAGAGAACCCCTGAAAGAAACGGCCAAGGAAATCCTCAAACGCACCGGCCCGGCTGGGTACACGCTGGCCTGCTGGCGTTCCATAAGCGGGATTCACCATCTGCCGGATAAATTTGTACACAGCCGGAACATCCGGTCGAGGAACCTGGTTCCGATCAATGGCCGGACGGCCGCCTTTGACCATGGGCGCGCCCTGTGCGCGTGAGGCTACGCTATTAATCAGTCCGGCAATGTCAGTGGCATTGGAGTCCGGCTGGGCAGCGCTTAAATCGGGTTGCGGATCAAGCGTTTCATCAGCCATTGCTTGTGCCTCCTCCCGGCTTGGGGATAAAGCTCGTTCCGAGATTAACTCCGGCACCAAGCAATGCTCCCCACATCCCCGTGCTCGCCATGTCGGCGTTGTGCGCTGCCGTTACCCCAGAGTTCAGCGCATTCAGACCGCCGGAATTGAACATGCCCGTGTTCTGCCCAAACATATTGGCCACGCCCATCTTTATTCCCAGCAGGTTCCGTAACTGGCTGGCCTTTTGCAGTTGCACGTTGGTAAGCGCTGTGTTCTTCAGGTAGTCTTCCATCGCGCCCAAATTTCCAAACTGGCGTCCAATGTCTCCTGATCCCGCACCCCCTGTCCCGCCTGAGATTCCGCGTGCGGCAAGGTTCTGATTAATCATCCCTTCCGTCTGCCGGAAATCTTGAGGCAGTTGGTTCACGGCCAGCGAGGTCAGCGCAGACTCCTCGCCGGGACTCATGCCGCCTTCGGCAATCATCGGATCAATGACAGAGTTCACCTGATTGATCTGCCCCATTTGCAGCCCAAGCTGCTGACGCATTAAATCCAGCTCTTGCTGCCGGGTAGCATCCGCTGCTGCCTGTTCCTGTTTAGAAGCTCCGCCGCCGCTACAGATGGCACACCTCCAGATACAAGTCGTTCTTGCCGCTGTCGTTGAATCCGTGTTTCATCGCCCACCGCCCTATGGGATACTCCGCTTTTGTGGCCACATGAATCTCAGGCACGTTAAACGCCTTGCAGATTTGTTTGGCTGCCTGCATCGCACAGCGCAGCGCATGCGCTTTGTCTTTCGCGTCCATTTCCGGGTTGAAGCCAAGAAACCCGATGAACATCTGCATATGCAGAGGAATATGCAGGCAGGGCACACCGTCCTTTTCAATGGTCAGCGTCAGCACCGTGGGATATTTCAGCACGCGCTTGTCTTCAGCGGGAATGTCCGGATTATCGACAATCCATCCTGCGCATTGCTCTAAGTCCTGCTCCTGAATCAGCCGCGCCGTAAATTTGTTCATAATAGATTGGTCTTTCTTCCGCCGCCACCGGTGGCCCCGTTCCCTGTGCCATCGTTCGTAAACCCGCCGGAAGCTCCGGATGAACTGCCAGATGCAGGCATGGTGAATGAAATCACCTGCAAATTAATGTTCCCCAGCGCACCCTGTGTTCCGATTGCAGCGATGATGGCTGAACTGGTAAAGGCTATGGGCGGAGTTCCCGTTCCCAGCGTCCGGTCAAGATACCAGCCAATCTTCTGTGCTGCCTCGCTCCAGTAGGGATAGAAGTTGTATGCTGTCGCTGCGGTCAGGCCGTCAATCTGGATTCTCCCTTTGGCATAATTGATTGTCGGCGCTGATGCCATGGTTGGCACACTGGTAACTTGCGTGTAGGTTCCATCGGCGCGCCTCAGTGCCTGCGGCGTCCATGCAATCTCAAGCGATGTGGGCGAAAATGCCGTAAATGTGAAATTGGGCTGGGAAACGCATCGCGGCGTCGATCCCTTGGCCGCCAGACCGCCTGCGCTGGGATCGATTACGCCACTGGAATTGATCACCAGATTGTTGATTCGTCCATAAACCTTCTGCCCAAATCTACCCTGTACCGCCAAAGGGCTGCCAGCGCGCAAATAGGGTGCGCCGCGCTCCAGCCGGAATATTCTTATATCGTTCAGCGTGGACGGTGCCCCGCCGCCATAAGCCAGCGATGCTCCGGTGACCACAGTTTCCGGATCAGGCGGAGGCAGTAGTTGAGGAATTGGGTCAATCGCCATCAGCGTCTTTGCTCATAGGCCAAAAACATTGTGTAAACCTTGTCCGCCTGGTCGGCATTGGCCCCGGTCAAATAAACCGCCATGCGCCGCCCGGTAAACCGGATCAGCCGCCATACAAGCTGAAACAGCACTGTGCCTTGGTTCCGCTTTAGCGCTACTTCCGGAGTGGCCGTATCCTTGGTGATGTCCGTCCACGTTGATGACGAACTTGTAGGATCGTCATCAACCAATATCTGCATGCTACTGGCAACATTGCTGCGGTTCGATTCGATTCCGATAATGCTAGGCTCTCCTAACCGGCTTGGTTCGTCATACATGCCTACAGCCAGGGCAGAGAACCGCCGGCCAAAGTCCGGCACCAGGTTGAAGTTGCTGGTGATGGCTTTCCATGTGTAGGTCGTCCCAGCATCGTTGAAAGCCGATGTATTCAGCTTGTAAATCTTTCCTCCAATTGCTGCCAGCAGATCGTAGGTTCCTGCCGCCGTCTCTCCAGAGTGGATCGCAGTTGCGGCAACGCTCCACGGCGGCATCCAATTATCGGTGTCCATGTCATAAACGAACAGTTTGGCTCCGGTAGAAAAGACAAACCAGTGAAAATTTCCGGCAACATGAAATGTTGACGCGCAGTTTGCCGGGGTAACGCTCAACAAGTCCGGACGGATGTCCTCCCCGATCTCATTCAACTGGCTGCCGTCAGTCGCCCAAATCTGGTTGGCTGTATCCAGCCATGCGCTCATAGACCCAAGAGTGGCAATCGTTGCATGGTTTCTGGTTCCACGCTTGTTCGATAGCAACGTGCGCCGGAAAGTATCACGGGTATCGCCGGTGATCTGATAAATTTTCCCTGCGCAGAACTCAAGCAATACCTGCTCCAGTGCCGCCTGCCCGGTCAGTTGCTCGTCAAAATTCCACTGATTGCCGCTTGTTCCAGAGGGCACCGACTCCTCCGGCACGCCGATATTGATCTCCTCAAGCCCGGTAAACCATGAACGGTTCTTCGTCGTGCCATCAATTCCCCAGACCCGGCCATGCCAATAAACTACGGCCTTCCACGCTGGCGGAGGGTCGTTATAAGTAGGAATTGGGGCCAATGAATTGTTGTTTAGGGCAGCATCGGTCGTGGTGTCGTAGATGGTTTGCGTGGTGTTTGTGTACGGCGAGCCGGAAATCTCAAGATAATTCCCCCCGCCGCCATCCGTTGAACGAAAGTCCCTGATCTGGTTTACCTGGGCGTCTGTCGATGCCACCAGATTAACGCCAACGGAAGCATTGCTTACTACACCCGTAGATTGCGATGTGGGCGAAGGCGACGATACATGCCCGGTTGCAGAGTTTCCGTAGCATAACTGATGCTTCCAGCCGACCTGCGAATTGATGCCGGTATTTGCCGTCCAGTAAACGGCCATGCTTACCGCGTCAATGTCGAGTTCGGCTGCGGTTGTGTCGCTGTCGCGAATCAGCACTCCAAATGTCGAGCCGGTAACATTCCCCGTGGTCAGCGATGTATTGCCCCACAAATCACCAGAGCCGCCTAATTGCACCGTGGTATCGGTGCCAAGATTCAGGGTATTGGCCGTTTTCCTCGTTCCTGCCAGTGTTGATCCGTCAATCGTCAAGCCAACATCAATCTGCCGGTTGGCCGTTGTAGTGTCTGGACTGTGCCCGGTTACGTTTACGATCACCCCGGTGATCTGCGCTCCCGCCGGTACTGTCACGCCAAAGTTGGTGCATTTTAAATTGTCCTGCGCCGTATTGTTATAGACAGCGTAGGTCTGGTTGATAGTGCCTTGGGCATTGGTCGCGTTTGTCCAGTTAGTGCCTGAAGCTGTGCCGCAATAGACCGGATCAGTCGAAAGCGTTGGAGCGGCCGCCGGTGCGGTGATGCCCCAGTTCGTTACTCCATTCACCGGGTCCCATTTGCGGTTGGTGTTGCCGTTGCCGAAATAGATCGTGTTGTTGGAGACAACGTAATCATGCGGCGTGGCGCTGCCGGTATCGGTAAAGAGCTTTACAAAACTTGAATCTGTGCCTACAACGAATTTCCACACCTCGGCCTGGTTGCTGCCGTTGATGTTGGAAAGCATCACAATGAAAGTCCCGTCCCAGCGGTTCCACGTTTTGATGCGCTGGGGCGAATTAAACGTGGTGATTGACGACTCAAGCGCCGTGGCAAATCCAGGACGGCGCTCAAAATAACCACGCGATGAGGTGAGAATGTCTGCCGATCCACTCGCAAAGAACGGGTCAGAATCAGTGGGCGACACGTAGCTCTTGTATGGCAGCGCCGTTTGCGACAGATTGCGATGTGCCAGTTGCGATTCGAGGGCCATTTATAGTCCGAACAGTCCGGGGAAGGTGGCGGTGCCGGTGCCCAGCGGCGTCTCCGGCCATTCAAAGTCATCGCCGCGCGAAAGATCAATTGCGCGCGCAGAATTTAGCAACGACTCCATGAATAGCCCAAGCTGCCCATCGGCCACGCGCGTCATGGTGCCGTTCTTTGAAAAGCGCATGGTGCCCGCGCGCGGATCATCCGACAATTGATAAATCTTCCACTTCAGGCCATCCACAAACACGTAATACATCCAGTCGGGGAAGCTGAAGGCGGTCGTCATGGTCTGGTCTGTGATTCTGGTAGGCAGCGTCTGGTACTCCCCGTTGATCTGTACCGTCTGGCCGGTAGAGATGGATGCTGCCTGGTCAAGCCGCAGGGTATTGGTGGAATTGAAAAATCCTGCGGCCTTCATGGTTTCAATCCCCGCTTTGCGCGTTAGTTCGGGCGAAAGATTGTCCAGCAAGGCCAGTTCGCGCGCCTCATTGGGGGTACAATCTGTGCGCGTTAACCGGACTTTCAGGATACGCAGTATGTCTGTATTGGTCAGAACATAGTCCTGCTGGCCATCCACCAGCGATACCGGCGTGAGCGTCGAAATTGTCCATGGCCACGGGTAGAACGTCCAGATGAGCGAATTGATCTCATCGCACACGTCTGCCTGCACCGTGCTTAGCGGTATGCCATGCACGAAGTTTTGAACCAGGTTGACTGCTCTTTGGGGGGTGTAGGTTGAGGCCATAACTGGCTTATGCGGTTATAGGTTCGGCGGTCTGGGCCGCTACGGCGGCATCCACCTTTTCCTTGATGGCGCGGCGCGCTTCCTGCACCTTTTCCTTTTCTGCCTTGCGCTGCTTTTCAATGTCGATCATGCGCATCTCATAAGCCACGCGGCAGTTGAACTCATGCTTGGCAAAATCTTCTTCAGTGAACTGCAAATGGCAGGTTCCGCAGTGCTTTGAGAGCACACGTTTTGCCGGTGGAACGGGTACGCCCAGCATCCCGCCATCACGCAGAGATTCAATCTCATCGGGCATGGCCTTGAATGTCCAGATGGACGCACATCGCTGGCACAGCACGGTCGCTGTGCCGTTACCGTGGATTTGGCCGCTGGTGTTCCACTCGCCTTCTCCCGGAGGCGCATTGTGTCCGGCCTTTTTGTGGCCGTTAGGGTAGATGCGATGCGTGCAGCTAAACTGCTTGGCTTTGTCTTTGCGATCTTCGGCCATTGCCAGTTCCACCGCCAGCCGGTCGCGCCGCCGCTCCTTCTCCATCTCCTCTTCATACTTTTTCTGCTCCAGCGGGTTCATCTTCTGTGATTGCGCGATGCCCTGGGAAATTCCTTGGGCCAGAACCGTTCTGAGCAGTTCCTGTAACTGATCCTGCGAAATTCCGATTGCTGTTCCTTCTGACATTGTTTTTATCTCCTTATTGCCGTATAGTTCGCGGCGTCGTTTCTCCAGTTGTTCTCGAATGGCTGTCTTCATAAGCTCAAATTCCACTTCTCGGTGGCGTTGTGCCAATAAGCCGATGGACGGGATGGCGTCCAGCCAAAGTATTGCTCCACGTCCGCACGCCCAATCAGCCCCATGTGCAGCAGCCTTACCAGTACCGTGCGCCAACCCCGTGTTTCGCCTGCATAGGTCTCTACTTCCACCCAATCCACTTCTCGCTTGGGCGTGTCTGTGGTCACAAACTTTCCGCCACGCTCAAAATGGCCGCCCTGGCCCAGCAGTTCCGGATTGGGCACTTTCTTTTTGGTTACGTGCCGCACGGTAAATTCCGGCATGATGCCTGACTCCATGCCGAACAAATGCCTCAGTTTTTTGCGGAATCCGCTGCTGCCGTCATGCTCCCACTCATCCAGAATCAGGTACACCCCGGTCAATTCAGGGAATTGCGGGCTGCGGATGAAATGGAGCGCCGAATTGCATTTCTTCAACCGCCGTTGCACCTCTTCTGAAGCCAGCGGATTGCCCATCTGTGCCAGCAGATTGGCGACGTTGACTCCATCATCAGGCGCAACGGTGATTGAGTTGGAATCCAGTTCTTCTTTTAGGGCGCGCTTTCTCGCTTCCAGACTCCGCTGCATGGAGTCGTTGACGCGATGGCGCGCCCGGTCTTCGGTATCGAGAACTAGATGGCTCATTTATTCCTGATTGACGGTGAACTCGCCCAGAATGAACGTAGTTCCAGTCACGCTTGAGCCGTTGGTTGCGGAAATGCAGAACTTCAGCGCCGAAGGGCTGGTTGCGGCGACGTTGGTATTCGCGGCTGCCGCCATCGAAACCGCCGATCCGGAACCGTACTGTCCGTTCTGCAATCCGTTAACTACCTGCGAGGTCGAGTCCCAGATTCCATGAAACTCCAGGAACCCGGAAGCTGAGGCCGTCGCCAAACTCTGGCTGGTGACTGACGCCAGCTTGTTGCCGGAGACAATCGTGTTGCCCAGATAGAGATTGACGACAGATGTTGACGTGCCGCCGGTAGTGGTTTTGAAGGTTGCCCTGACCACAAACTTGAACAGATCAGCGGCACCGTTGGATGTAGCCTGCGCCTGCGGCTGCAAAAATACAGTCGCAGTTGCTCCGGTCTGGTCGAGCACCAGTTTTTCCGTGGTCGTTACCAGGGTGATGGAAGGGGCCACTCGCGTGCCCTGCCCAGTGGCCGATCCAACAATGCGATCAACTGTGTTGGTATTTGGCATCTATTGTTGTCCTTCCTTTATTCGCTCGCGTCTTGCAGCAGGGCAATTGCGCCCAACTCAAACGCGAAGCTCGGTGACGTGCCGCCAAGAACCCAGCGCACTTTGATGGCTGTTGGGTTGATTGGCCCGTTCTGCGCAACGGCAGTTGATCCGGTAGCGCCATCAGCCGTGCCCAGCAGAGCACTCTGGCCTTCTGACGCGGTATCGCCGTACCCCACAAACGGGCGAAGGGTCATCGTCCGGCCCAAGCCTGATGTGGTGCACTGTGCGAAATGCAGGATCACGTTGTAGTCGGTGCCCGCCGCTCCAGTCGCGTCATAGGCCGTAGCCAGAAACACGTCCAGAGTGGGCGATGTGCCGGAAACCGTCTTTACTTTGAGGAAAAAACGGTAGCTGGCCGCCGGAGGCAGGCTCAAGTTGCTTGAGGTCCCATTGGTGGTCTGGGTGGCCAGAGCAAGCAACACTGTCGGATTGGGTAGAACTCCAAAATTCGGCATTGTGTGTTTGCTCCTTTACACCAGGCTCGCGTCGGCCTTGAAAATGCGATAACGGAAGTTGGTCGCATCCAGGGTCTTGGCAAGGAAAACGTAACGGTACGAAACAGCCGCACCGATCATCCCGGCGGGGTCAGCGATCTGCGGCCCACCACGGATGACGTTGATGCGGAACTGCTGCTTGGTCGGGTCTTCAACCTTCGACGGCCCGGAACCCTGCAAGTCCACCGCACCCACCGCTCCCCGGCCAACAACGTAGCTGGAGTACAGCACGTTTGGCGCGGAGCCGGATGTGGTTACGTTGGTAGTGGCCCAGATTTTGATGTTCTCGACAATGCCAACAGGCTCATCGAACGGGTTGGAAGTGTTGATGAACTCGCTCTGCTCACCGTGGCCCATGTAGGCCGCTTTCATCAGGTCGATGAAGCCGCCTGCGGTCGAGTCCGACTTGATGTCGTAAACGATGTAGGGATGGATGATGGCGTAATAGAACCGCTCGTCTTTTGGGCGAACGTCTGCGCCTTCCAGCAGCGCCTTGGAGCGCCGCAGGTCATCCACAGTGGCATAAGTTCCGAGTGTTCCGGGAGAGAGGACTGCGCCGGAGTTGGTATCGAATTCGGCCTTGATGATGGTATCGACTGACAGGCCGGCAGAGTAGCCTAGTTGTTCGGCGGCATTCTGCACAACAGGATCGATGAACGTCTCATCCATCAGCGTCGATACAGTGATGAAGTCGCTGTATTCGGTTACGCTGCCGGAGATGGTGGTCGATCCCAGCGTATTGGAGGTGCCAACTGCGCCTTCAGGCGCTGCTGAGGTGTTGGCAGCCAGGAGGTTGTATCGGAACCACTGGACAGTCTTGCCGACGCGGCGCGGGATCATGTCCGGCTCGCAAGCGTTATAGAAACGAAAACGCTTTTTGAGCTGGTCCAGAGCGCGGCGGTTATACCATACTGTTGCACCGTGGTTTATGCCACTGGTGCCTGTCTGGTTCCCTGCTGGTGCGTATGACATGGAGCACAAATCTCCCTATGATGGAATGAATTGCTTTGTGCTCTCTATTCGCCGTAGGACTTACGGCGGAGTGCTTTCCGCTAACAGATGGGACTCATCGCGGACGCGGACGATCTATTGCCGGTGGGACTCACCTGATCGTCTTGGCATGAAGCCGCAGAGGGACACTCTGCCTGCTTCTTAAACTCTGCTTCGGCAAATCGGTATCCATCCATCCGCGCCTGCTGTATTGCCCGGTTCACTGCCGAGAGATTGCATGTGTGATGGTGGCCGACTTCGTACTTTCCATTGCCGTAAATCTTGAATCCGTGTTCGCGCACTTTGTGGGCGAAATTGATGTCTTCGGTGGACTGCATGTTCACCATCTCATCGTAGGTGCGCCAGAACCACGGTGCCGGGACTTTCTGAAATACCTCCGGCCTGATAAAGATCAGGCCCGTACCGCAATGTGTCAGTTCATGCCAGCCCGGTTCAAGATGGTTTACCATGTCGCCGCCGTCTGCGGTCTGCATGCCCCAGCACAGCTTTACTTTCAGTTTGTCCTCGTCCCACAGATAGAACTTTGGGACTACCACGGCGGCATCCTCTGGGGCGTCTTTAATGCAGTCCAGAATGTTGAGCGGCGGACTCATGTCGTTGTCGATCATCAGGAGCCAGTCTGCTCCTACGCCTTTGTAGTTGTTGGCCGCCGTGTTTCTTCCGCCGTCAATCGGGATGAAGTTGTGCGCCTTGGAGTAGAGCGTGGCATAGTTACGGTTTTCGCGCAGGCTCTCCAGAAACGCCGCCAAGTCAGGGTGATACCATCCGGTGCGCTCATAGGTTGAGAACACTATGATAAGAATTTGCGGGACTGTCTTTTTCTGATTATTCATCCTGAATTACCAACTCCGATTTGCCGACAAATTCTATTGCCAGCGTCCTATCCTGATTAACTTTTACCAGCATGAACTGAGCAGGCATGGGCATCCTTGCTTCCCATGGCAGCAGAAACTCGATGTGTGATTGCGCCAGTGCGCAGTTTCTTCCGTGGCTCACGATCACCGGCGGCCTGTACGTTTCCACTGTGGCCGCGTCGCGTAACCGGTCTTCCAGATAATTCAGGAAGCGCGCAGAAAACTCGTTGAAGCTCTCTGTGCTTCCCGGCGGGCGCTCCCAAGGCTGGCGATACAGCCGCATGATGGCCGGGTTTACTTCTTCTTCCGGCTTGCCTGAGTAGTCGCCTACGTCCCATGTGCGCAGGTTGAAATCCGCCTCGGTCGGCAGATTCAGTTTTTTGGCCACGATGAATGCCGTCTCCGAGTCGCGCATAAAGTCTGAGTGAAAGACTTTTGCCGGTTTGTATTGCGCCAATTTATCTGCGACCAGTTGCGCTTCGATCCGGCCATTGGGCGTCAACTCCTGATCTTTCCATCCGCGTACCACTTTGGCCCCGCCGTTGTCGGCAGTCGAGGCATGGCGCAGTAGAATTGCCAGCACTCCCGGCTTGGCGTTAAGAAGGTATTGGGGCATCAGGCATATTCTTCGACAAACCTAAATCCTGGAGCGATGTCTGAAACAACGCCGCCTGGACGAAAATTAGGGTGTTTTTCGGTATACCAACGCGCATATTTAGCGCATAGTTTTCCTTGCTTATTCTGTCCAGTAATGAAATGCCCCGCCATAAATGAAGGCGGTAAAGCCTACTCCGTTTATGCAATCTGCGCATCGAACACTTTCGTCAACATGGTCGTTCATTGCTACACCTCCACTACATGCCGATAGAACACATCCGGCAGCATGACCACGTTTTTCCCGGCCAGTTTCACTGCTTCGGCGTGTTCTTCGTCATAGGTTGCCGTGCGCGTCTGTGGCCACTTGCTCACTGCCCCTTTGCGGCAGACGCGCACCCCGGTTGGAATTTGCAATGCCCGATTCTTAAAGGCCAGCCCAGCAAGACCATCATCGAATGTGACCTTACTCGCGACATCAAAGGTTTTCTCTGCCGGTATGCATCCTATATCGGCCAGAACGTACAACTCGTTTTCCGCCAGATTGTCGGCTGCTACACGAAAGGCGCGAAAGCGATTCTCTGGCTTGCCGGTCAACTCAACTACTGCCGGTTCGCATCCAGCAAGCTCCCATACGTCAAGCGTTAATCCCAGCAGGTGCACAGAGTCGCCATCGGCAAATGGAACAAAAACTTGCAATTGTGGCGACCCCTTCGGCTTTTTCAGGCTGATCGATTGGACGCGGCCCATCAGAAGCGCATCCCAGCCTTGATGAGTTCGGCTTTCAGTTGATCATCGGGCAGTTTCTCCCAATCAACTTCGTTCCCGGTCTGCCCACCCGATCCGCTTGCATTGTTCAGATTTGGATTTGGCTTCTCTCCCTCAGTGGTTTGATCGTTCTTATTTTCCAACGGCTTGATCTTGCCATCGCGCACCAGTGATTGATAGGCAAAGTCCAGCGTGGTCACGTCGAATGGATAGCCAGAATTGGTCAATTGGGTGACCGCCACGTTCAGCGCCTTGGCCGCCGCTGCATCGCCTACCGGGAAATCCTGGTGCATGGCATAGAAGCTGGCCGCTACCGATTCCTGCATCAGTTTTGACACCTGCTGGCTGTTGTATGTGAGCTGGTTTTTGATCTCTTCCGGCTTGGCCCCAAAGTTCTTTTCCAGCCAATAGTTGTTGGCATACTCGATTGCCGCCAACGGGTCTTCATTCAACAGTTTGACGTAGTGGTTATTGTCAAAACCGGTCTGGTCTTTGTGTGCCTTGGCCGCCGCTGCCAGCCTCTCCCGCTCTGCCGCCGCCTGCCGCTGCTGCTCTGCATTTTGCAGTCCAGTAACCGTCTCCGTCAGCGTTTCAAACTTGCCGTTGATTTCCCGATACGCTGCCTTGGTGTCCTCGATCTGCTTGACTGCGTTCTTTAGCGCCTCTTCTGCGTCTGCTCCTACGATTTTTGACCCATCGGCCAATGTGATATCTACTGGCATGTTTTACAGTTCTCCTTGTGAAATTGGCTGCCTTCCTTGCAGCCATTGAAGTTGTTCTTCTTCCCGTTGCATTTCCTGGATTCTGTCGCGCTCCGCCTTGGTATCGGCAATGAACGCTTCCATCGCATCAAATAGTTCGCGCATTGCATTCCAGCGCGTCACGATAATTACCTGGTCTTGCGCCCATGCGTGATGCGATTCGCCTTCCGGTTTTGCCGTAGCTTCGGCAATAGTGGAATTTATTTTGGCAATCAGTTCCTTGCGAATGTCGCCAAAACCGGCCTCGCCCAAATGGTCAAACTTGTCCGCCCGCTCAACTATCCGGGCCTGCTCCTCCTCGATCTCCTGCGTCCTCTTCTGCTCCTCCGTTCGCTGCTGCCTCAATCTGTTTTGCTTGAAGATGTTTATCAAGAAGTCCGAGTACATATTCGTCATCCATTTTCGCGTGGTCTGTATGCGCGCCCATAAGAACTTTGAGCAGCGTTTCACTGAGTTTCGCAATGAGCCTTTTGTCGTTGATGCTCTCCGCCGATTGCAGCTGCGCCTGCTGTAACTGCGTTTTCATCACGGCTTCAGCCGGGGGCTGCTGCATGGCCTGAATCTGCCCCTTGGTCATGGGGATGAACAGCGCATCGCGTCCGGAATAGTTAATGGCATCGTCCACCCGGCGCACCAGCTCTTTTACGTTGATGGTCATCTGCTGCTGCTGGGCCAGTATCTGCAACACCTCGGGATTCAACAGCGTCTGGGCCAATACCGGGAAGGTTTGGAGGAAGCCCTGCCGCGCATTCATCCTGATTGACCCCCTGCACTCAGCCACCACGCGCGCATTCATCACCTTGAGCGCATCGAGTTGCGAGAATCGCGAATCATTCTTCAGCCAGTTGGACGCCTGCTTCATGTCCAGAAATTTCCGGTTATAGCGGATCACCGCGTTAATCACCGGCTCTACCAGCAAGTCCTCAATCGTTCCCACCAAATACATGATGCGGGAGTCTGAAGCGCCGGCTTGTACGTTGATACCAGTGGCCGACCGGTTGGCGGAGTTTCCTCCCGGCGTACCCGTACCAAAAGCGGAAAGGTCGCTCATGCCGGTGATCTTCGATGCCCGCACGTTCGAGGCATCGACTTCGATATACGCCTGCTGCGTGATGTTGCTGGTCGGAAATTCCTTGATGTCGCTTTCTGGGTTCTCTACTTCCCACACAACACCAGGGCGTCTCTTCAACTGCCAGCTTGGGATCGTGATGCCGCGCCGCTTGGCCCTGGGCCGGTGAATGTCCAGCGCCAATTCGTCGATGCGGGCGTTGATGACGGACTGCTGCAAGCGCTGCTCGCCTTCGGTAACATCGGAAACTGCAAGAGCGTGCCATCTGTCCAGCACATCGGCATATTGAGCTGAAAAGTAGTTGATCTCGTTGTATTTGTTTGGCTGGTTATAGATGATGGAGCTCTCATCTTCGCTCGGCGCTCCCGGCAGATACCATATTTTTCTGTCTTTGCTGGTGCGCTCAATCACCGCAATTTTCTTGAGCGCCGGGTCGCTGGTGTAGTCCTGCGCCGGGTTCCACATCGTATAGCGATAAAGCTCTGCCGTCTGCTTGGTTACATCCTGATTGGCCGTGGCCTTGGAAAATGAAATTTGCTTCAGGTATTCATCGCCAGGGATTTTGAAACCTGGCTGGCCTTTGAGCATCTTGATGTGCTGCGCCCGCAGGTACACCCGCTTGATTACATACCCGGCATCCTGCAAGACCGTGCCTTCAAAACTCGGGTCAACATAGAAGTCCTTAACTGAGACGTACCGGATATACGGCCTGGTCCGCTTCTCTTTGACGATCTTCCGCGTGAACCGTTCATCAACCTTGGTTGGGAATGGAATAATACCGGCTACAGGGTGGATCATCAGGCGGTGATTCATCGGCACCACCTTGCGGTCGAAGATCACATACTCGTCTTCGACCTCTTCCACTCCAACCTCAAGCACTCCGTTACCGTACTGTTTGATGGCATGGCAGGCGCGGCGCACCTGTTCGCGGAACTTGGTATCGACTAGTTGCCGCTGGACAAGTTCCTTCCATGCCTCAACATACAAATCGCCCTCTGCTCCCCCGCCGCCGCCGTCAAGATAGAAGTGCTGGTTGTCATAGCTGGTGACCACTGGCACAACTTTGGGCAGCATGGCCTGAATCTGCTGAAAGACTACGTACTGGCCAAGCGATGAGCGGGGAACGCGCGTTCCATCCCAGTATTTCTGCCCGCTCCATGCCAGATAGAGTTCATCTGCATTGCGATAGCGCCAGTCATGCGCGTGCGTTCTGTAGGACTCTGCATAGGCAAAGTCTGCGCGCACAATGGCCAAGGCGCGCCTGTCTGACCATGGATCATCAGGCAGCGTGATCTTGGTCTGCTCTTCTCTCGGTAATGGTTCGGCTATTGGGGCCGGATTCTGGTCGCCGTAGGGCATTTTAGTTAGTCGTCGTTTTGCTTTGTCTTGACCTGAAACAGTTCGTTCAGCGTTGCATGAGCTGATTGCGCGAGTAGATAGTGCAGGTCGCGGTAATCGCAGTTTGTCTTTATTGTGATGGAAGTGTCCTTTTCTACGACAATAGCGACATGGGTGGCTCCTTCAACCAGTTCAAGAGACTCCATCAGAACTTCTGAAGGAGAGCGCGGAGAAGTGTTTATCAATTCAAAAACCCCGTCATCGAATTAGGCGCAGTTTCTTCTCCATCGTTGCCATAGAGCCACTGCGAAACTCCTTCCTCTCCAAACCCAAGAAACCGATCGCGCGGGCGAGGCATGCCAAAAATTGATTCCTGCTTGTACGGCGAATCCGACACCACATCGTCCGTAACTCCGCCTTCCTGGTTCTGCATCTGGTCGGCCAAAGTGTCCAGAATGTCGTCATGCACGCCTGCGGATTCGGATGGGAACTTGGCGACCTCATCCATCAATTCCTGCATCACCGCCAGTCCAAGGCCATCGGAAAACACCACGGTCTTGGTCTTCAGCCACGGGCGCAGGCCGCGAATGCGCTGCTTCTTGCTGACATTGGTATCGCGCTTAATGGGCCAGATGGTCGGGAAAGACTGCCGCTTTGACATCTCGCGCTTCAGGAAAGGCAGCAACACTCTGGCATGTGCATCCTTCTCCACCTTGAAGTCGATGATCTGCGGATACCGGCGGTGAAAATCAAAGATGTTGGCAATCACTTCTTCAGGATTAAAACGCCCCAGCTTGATCTCAGGAATGTAGAGCCTGCCGTCGCGGTCAAACCCGCCCAGCGTCATTACCGTAAAATCGTTGCCTTTGTTGTTTTCCATGCCGTGCAGGTCGATGGTGACGTGCAATCTCAACCGTGGCATCAGATCCTTCATCACCTTGGCCGGGATGAATATCAGCTCTTTCGGATCGCACAGGCCGTCACCCTGTGGAACGCACTTCATCAGGTACTGCGCGCTGAAAAGCCAGTCGCCAATTTCTTTGCGTATCTTCTCAAGCTCTTCAGGCGGGAAGCGGTGCGGCCATAAAATTTTCCCTTTTGGGTAATCCTCTTGCGCTGGCTTTATAACTTTCAACCAGTCTTTATAAGCAGGGTCGCTCAGCAGCATGTTATGAAGGTCGCCAAAATCATACGGCGTTCCTTCCACATAGGTGAACCCTCTGGTTGCAGGGAATATTTGCACTTCGCTGGAGCACTTGGGGCACTTATCCGCCATCTTCCCGCTCGGGTCTGCGTGCACAACTTTTTTGCATTTCGCGCAAAAGGCCCGTGCCGAATATCTCTCCAGCAGAGGATTCATGTATTTGAAATGCTCAATCACGTCCTGAATACCGCCGGGGGTCTTGACGTTCTCTTTGTCCACCAGGTCGGAATGGAAAATCACATCAGGGTGATAACCGGCAATCGTCTTGCCCACGGTGACGGAAAACAGTGTTGGTTCACCGCGCGTCATAGTGCGCGCCGGTGTGATGAATTGGTCTTTGCTGCCAAAATCGTTTGACTTTTCCCGTGGCGGGCAGAAATCGGGGAAGATGTCGCGGAAAGCATCGTTGTACTGAAAAACGCCTTTGATGGCCCGCACTACCTTTTCCACTTGGTCGCCCGTTGCACAGGAAAGCAGAATGCGAATGTCGGGATAGTTGATGATCCACTGAATCAAATGCGCCTGCGAAATGAGCGTGGTTTTTAAGTGGCCGCGCGGGTATAGCACCAACCGCTCCCGCCGCCCTTTGATCTGCCATATTTCCTTGTGCGGGCGATAGCGATACACCCCCTCTACAAGCGTCTCTTCTCCGCCCTCAAGCTGGGGCAAAATGGAAAAGATAGGCCCATGCACGTCGAGAGAGACATCTTTGTATCCCAGAACTTCACGGGCCAGATAAAGCAGGTTGGTGCGGCAGGCATGGCGCAAAGTTGCGCGCGCCCGCAGCGCATCACGGGTAAATTTGTTCACTTATTTAGGTAATATACTTGACTGACTATTGATTTCCTGCGGCAAGGTGGGAGAAACGCCTTGACGTTCGCTTCCTTGCCTTAGCTCTTTCTGCGGCGTCCAGTTTTGCTTTGATTTCCGAATGTGGGACGGCAACCAGACGCCGCATGAATTCCGAGAAGCGTTCAAATTCGCCCTGCTCATTCTTGGCGGAAGGTTTAGGGCTTTTGGACACGGAACACTCCTAGAATGGAGTGTCGCGCAGTTGTGTCTAAAAGTCAATTCGCAATCCAAAAATGAAAGGCTGACCACAGTGTTTTTGTTCGGTTTTGGTGATCACATGGGGAAAGGTCCTAGAGCAGCTAAAGAACCCCGAGATTTTCGTACCCTTTGCGAGTCTCGTGATCAGGATAGAAGATGTTCTCCGCTCCGCAACTTGGGCAGCGACATGAAAACTCCTTAGCGAAGCGACCGCCAAACATCGAAAACAGAAACTTCCCACATTTGGCACAAGTACCAGCCTGCTCCGGTACGATAGGATTATCCGGTTTCATTGTTTCCTTCGATAGAAAAAGGCCCGCGATCTGCGGGCCTTTTGGTTAGAGGTGAATAACCCGCACTATCCCGCGTCAACCCGCATCTTCCCGCGTAGTCAGTCAAGTATATTTATACCCTTATTTAATCGTCGTCTTCGTCGTAATCGTCCGGCGCGATGCTTTCAAACCAGTCGCTACAGTACGCATCCGGACTTTTGGCAGGGATGTTTTCCGATCCGTTCCACTTGATAAAGAACTCGTTGCCGCATTTCATTTCGCCGCGATAATACTCGCACAGCGCACAGCTTGAGCCGCCTTTCGGAACGGCCATGCCTGGCTTGTGGTCGGCAGGGTAGCCGATCTTTGGCTCTGCTGGCTCTTGCTTTGGGGGTGGCTTGATCGTGCGAATGATGGTGGCCAATCAGTCCCTGTCCTGTACTGACTGAATGCTGAATGCAAACGAAGGCGACGTTCCGCCAATCGTCCACTTTGCCCGGAAAGTGCTGCTGGCGATCGGCGCATTGATGACCTTCCCGGCAGCTAAAACGGCATCGCCTGTGGAGATGATGTCTGTGCCCGCCGTGCCATCGGACACCCTGCGCGACCATAGCGCAGCCTGCTTGCCGGTAGTCGTTACCTGCGTGAAATGCAGGATGTCCCACCAGAGCGTGCCATCGTTCCATTGCAGCCAGACATCAAGCGTTGGGCTGGTTCCGGATACGGTCTGGGCGTTCAACTGGAACTGTGCCGCATCCGGCTCGCCGCCCAGCAGCGCCGAAAGGTTTAATACCGGCGATTGCGCTCCGCTGGTGGTCTGCGTGGTCGTGCCAAGTAGAGTTTGGAAGTTACCGCGAATGGATGACATCGAGGGTTTATCCTTGTCCGAAATTCTCAGCCGCCGCTTTTTTAAACGGCCTGCTCTTTGAACCAGGAGCCATCTTTTTATGGTTTGGCTTTGGGCCTTTAAGCAGGGCATTCTCCAGCGCGGCAAAGTTTCCGCCTGTGCTGGCCCTCATAGGATTGGGCATGCTGCCGGAGCTTGGCTGGCCACCGGCACGCGCCATTCCTGTCTGGGCCTTCAATAGTCCCGGCATCAGCGCTTTAGGCATTTACGCTTCCTGTCCGCGATCAGCGCGACCGCCGTTCACCGTAATGCGCGAGGCTTGCTGTCCGGCATCGTTCACGCTCACGCCGTAGCCGGAGAATCCGCCTTTGCTGGGGCCATCGTCATACTGGTTGCCAGTCCAGTTGAATCCGCCTTCGCCTGCGGTGGTTTCTGGGTGCATGGGGCGGTCAACGGGGATTTCGTTCTGGAATTTGTCCCGCTTTACCGCAATGGGATCAGGGGTCATGGAATCATCTGCAAATTGAGACATCGGTTTTTACCTCGTTTTTAAATTCGATCTTGTCTTTTACGTGCTTTTCGATTAAGTCTTTCCATTGCTGCGGGCATGTACAGCGCGGGTCATCAAAACCTATCGGAATAGGAGAAAGAGAATGTCCACCGATGTCACAGCATGTTGCCGGATCAGCGCCGCGACTGCAGTAATGCTGACGCCATTCCCGTTTCGGCATGCCAGGTGGAATGTCTGTATGCGGATGAGCTGGACTATACGGCACTTATCACCGGCTCTGGCTGCAAACTCTCCGCCAGATCACAGATTGTCTTTGTAAAAGGCGTTTTGCTTCTTTGTGGCAGCAGTGTATTCAGCTTTGTCAAGTCTGGCACTCTGCGCCTGCATTCATCGAATCCTGCTGGATAGGCATCGGCATAGGAAACTTCGCGCGCCTGAATTACCTGCTCATCTGGGCGTAGCGTAGTCCACACCGCAGAGGCAAGTGCATCAATCGTGGCCACGGTATCGCCGCCTACATTCACCACGTCAAAGTCTTTGTCTCTGAGGCCGTCCAGTATTTCCGCGCAGTCGCGCACGTCCAAAAATGTTCTTACCTGCTGCCCATCGCCATAGACCGTCATTGGCTCACCGGCAAGGCACTGCTTTACAAAGGTTGGCAGCACAGCGCCATAGGCCATATTCTGCCGTGGCCCGACGATGTTGAAGAACCTTACGCTCTTCCATCCCGGCGTCTGCTGGACAAGGTATTCGCCAATCAGCTTAGACGCAGCATAGGACCATCTTGATTGAGACGAATACTGAAATGGGGCGTTCTCTGCCAGATCGAGGCTGATTGTCCCGTAAACCTCAGAAGTTGAGGCAAAAATTCCGGGGATACCAAGCGAGAGAACGGCCCGGAGGCTGTCAATGTTGTTTTCAATGCAGGCTTTTGGATCTTCGAGGACACGTTTTACTCCTACTGTGGCGGCTAAGTGGTAGATGAAGTCACAGTTTGCCGCAGCCATTTGCAGTGTGCTCATCAGTGCGCGCTTCTCGCGGCAATCGCCAGAAAAAACCTCCGCACCTTTTTCTTGGAGCAGTTCGGCAGTTGTCCACTGGCCGCTGGTAAAGTTGTCGAGCACATTTATTTCATGTCCCTGCGCCAGCAACCTCTCTGCCAGATGGCTCCCGATGAATCCTGCTCCACCTGTGATCAGTATGCGCATCAGACAATCTCCAACTTCATTGGCGTAGCTTTAGCTTGAACATTCACGCCACAGCGGCAATATCCATATTCATCAGTAGTCTGCCAGCACCTTCCACATTCCCGATTAGCCAGAGGAATGTATTGGACGCCAAAGGCTTTTAGGTGCGACTGTCCAGTAGTTTCCCGCACTCTGTGGTCGCTCTCTTCAACCTCTTGAAATGCCGTGATGCGCTGATGTTCGGCTCCAGCCTCAGCTTTTGCAAACTTAGCTGCCAGCGGTGCAACTGCTACCGCCAGCAATCCCTTAAATAAATCTCTCCTCTTCATTTTGTCCTCGACACAGTGATTAGCAAATCAAGGCCACCAAAGGGGAAATGAGGCCAGACCATAAAAGAAAAGCCTTCAGGTGCGAGTAGGCGTTCATGCGACCCGCCCCGGCAGACAAAAGCGCGCCTGTTCGTATAGCTTATCCAAGCGTGGCGCTTGTAATATCTGCTGCTGTCGAATCACCGTTGCCAGTTGACACACGCGGCCATCGTGGCAAACGATATACGTTAAACGCAGTATGGCAGGCATGCGCCATTTTCCGGAAGGCAGTTTCTCGACATCGCCATCTGTTCCAAGCGTTGTCCATGCTGGCCCATACTTCTTCCACTTCTCGCGCATCGGCCAAAAACTGACCACTGGCGTGCCACGGGTGAGCAGATTGTCCTGCGACCGTAACAGATTGATGTTCTCGCGCACGATCTTTGCCAAACCTTCTGGCTGATACGGAGCTTGCCCCGGCCTGCGGCGAAATAGTCTCACTTCACCGCCTGAATCTGGTTGATCTTCTCAATCACTTCCCCATGCCTCCGTGCCGCATAATCCGACCCATGCGCCGTGCGGAACATTTGCAGGTCTTTCACATACTGCCCAAGCTCAGCCATCGCCATGCCCAGCTTTCGGTCAAGCAGTTCAGAGCGCACCTTCTCTTGCTCAAGCAGTTGTGCCCCAGCCGCTACAGCGCCACCCCATCGCTGTTCTGACTCCTCCAGCAACTTTGCCGTCGCCAAATACTTCTGCTCATACTCCTCCGCATCAGACCGCAAACTATCAGCCTCTGTAACTATTGGCTCTGTGGCCATTCGCCCCTCCTCACCTTACCTCGTGGCTTATTCTTCCAGTACCCCTGCAAACTCAACTCCGCCTTCAGCATCTTGTAAACTATGGAATCTCTGCTCATGCCACGTACCAGACGCCGGAACTGCTCTACTTGTTCGGTATTAGCTCGGGTAAATGCAGTCTTAGGCATGAGCTAGAACCCATTTTTAAATTTTTTTGGGATCAGTTCTTGAGCCATACACTGCATAACAGCCCCCGGCGGGGTGACTCTGCCCCGGCCTCGCTTTTCCTGCCCGGTACCTTTTTCGCAATCATCGCGCAGAATGCCTCACAATCGCTCTACGATGGGCCTGGGGCGCGCCGTAGTGGGCCTGATGGTATGTGGTGCCAATGGGATGCAGATCGCCTGCTAATTACGGACTGGACTGACACAAATACCATGCGCCAACATGCACCGTAAGTAATTGATTCTACTTGTCTGATTCATCTTCTAATGCTGGCAACATAGGATGTGTTTCTGTGTCACCATCAATGACTACAGGCAGCGTATAGCTTGCGGCCAGTCCTGACAGCAACTCAACTATACGCCGGCCAGTGCTCTCATCTAATCCTGCCTCGATCCTATGCGACTGGACCGGCTTTCCTTCTACTGTGTCGCGGATCATCTCAGCTGCCGCCAGGCGCTCACTGGGCTTTGCCTTTGATTGCTGCCCGTCTTTACCAAGCGCAATCTCAAAGGGAACGGCAGCTACAGCCTCCGCGCCGCCATCTTGCAGCCTTTCCAGCATTGCTTCGCGAATAGAGCGGGTTTTCGGCCTTCCGCCTGGGTTTGCTAGGTTGCCAGGAAGGAAGCGACCTGTAGCTGGGTCTTGATTTAGACCGCATTCGCTCCGAATCTGCGGGAAATTTGACGCTGAATTGTCGGTTTGTTCTAACTGAGTTTCCACAGATTGCCCGTAAATTGCTGATTGAGTAGCAAACTTAACTCTTGACTAATTTCTACTGTTGGACAAAAATAGTCTCATAGTCAGCCGTTAACTGACTGAATTTCTGGATAGGAGAAATTGATATGCATAATGAACCCATCGAGCAAGTTGTCCAGTCGCACAACGGAAACCCCGCCTTTGTGGTAAATGGTTTCACGCTTTCACAGAACATAGCTGATTTACTAGACCCATTCCAAACCGCAACCCCTTGTTGGCACCACGATAGTTTTATTCATGTGACGCTGAGTTATTACGGCGAAGACGAGGTGCGCTAACATGGCCACCCAAACCCTTTTCACTGATCCCCAGCCGTGCTTTGCTTTTCCGCAATCGCTGACTGAGAAATACCGCCCGCGGTCAATTGATGGCTTTGTTGGGCTGGAGAAACCACGCAAGATATTGAGCAAGCTGGTTTCTAACCCATTTCCTTCAGCATGGCTCTTTGTTGGGCCTTCCGGCACTGGTAAAACCACAATGGGCTTGGCCTTAGCTGAGTCTATTCCAGCCGAATTGCACCACATCCCCAGCCAGGACTGCAACTTAGAGAACATTGAGCGCACCCGTAAAACCTGCCAGTATGTACCCCAGCTTGGCAAAAAGGTGCATCTGGTATTAGTGGATGAAGCGGACCGCATGACGCCAGCCGCGCAACATTCGCTTCTGTCCAAGTTGGACGCGACAAACTTTCCGCCTAACACGATCTTTGTCTTTACCTGCAATTCCACAGATGGGCTGGAGCCACGCTTTCTTTCACGCTGCCATGTAGTCGAGTTTTCCTCATACGGCATGAGCACAGGACTGGTTTCACTGCTGGAATCGGTTTGGACGGCTGAATCAGGTAGTGATGCGCGCCCGAATTTTGCCCGAATCGTCAAAGAGTCAAACAATAACGCCCGTGAAGCTCTCATGCGGCTGGAAACCGAATTGATGAGCGTGTGAACAGGTTGAAACGCCCGCTCAGGGCGTCCACTCGTTACGCGAGTGCTGATGAGACCGTTACTCACTGAATTTATTGCAGGATAGGAGCAAATCATGACAGCCAAATTCAAGCCGGGTGATGTGGTCGAGTACGTCAATGATTACGGTGTAAAGATTGGCCTAAAGACCATCACGGAACTCGATAGTTCTATTTGGACCGACCCTCAACCGCGCTATTTCATTACTCCGACCGATACACCCTGGTACAGCGTCAAAGAGAGCAACCTTAAGGCGGTGCGGCAATGAACCGCGACTTTAGCAAGGCGCAACTCAATTACGCTACTGCCCGCGCTGCCTTCGATGTGGCCTATTCCGCAGCACGCAAATACGATCTTGCCATGGATGCCGAATGTGAAAAGCTCGGAATCGAAACCCCTTACGGCATTCTCCCGGATGGCCACCCGATGTGGGATCGTGCGCAGCAGCTCTTGAATGCCGAGAATGAAGCCAAAGAATTGATGTACAAGGCTGCCCACCAACTTTTTGACTGGGCAACTTCGGAAACATTCAAGCGCTGCGGAACTCCGGCCCAGCATGAGCAAATCATGGAAATGGTCGCCAAAGTTAAAAAGATGGCGTTCGTCGAAAAGCCATTTGAAGAACTGGTGTCGATGTCTATGCGGCTGCATGCTTGATGTCACACCAACTCGCGTACATGCTAAAACAGCGCGGACCTGAACGCCGTTAACGCTCAGGCCCGCTAACCCTCACTCCAGCCGGATAGGGACTGGTAACTGAAGGCTAAATCGGAGAATACCATAATGCTTGTTCCAGCCAAACTGCCCTTATGTGAGCACTGCGGATTTATTTGGCTTCCAGAAGCCTTCCGCCAGGTGTTCATTGCCAAATTTGAGGCACGCGCACGCGGCGCTAGACAGCCACATATTCTTTCCAGAGGCAAACTTCCGGCCCAATGCCCTAAATGCCACTCTCCCAACTGGAACACTAAGCCCATGTGGCGCTGGGGAGAAGGTAAACCCAAGAAACCACAGCCGGAAATGACGCCGGATCAGGCATTCGATATTCTCAAGAAAGCGAGAGAGCAACAATGAAACTAGCCATATACGCCCGTGTCAGCACCAAAGAACAATCAGTCGATACCCAGCTTGAGGCACTGCGCTCCTATGCAGCCGCCCGTAACTGGCAAGTGTTCCGCGAATACTGCGACCAGGGAATCTCCGGCGCTAAAGACTCGCGCCCTGCACTCAATGAGCTGATGCAGGATGCCAGACGGCGCAAGTTCGATGTTGTGGCCGTCTGGAAGTTTGACCGCATGGCCCGCTCAACATCGCACCTGCTCCGCGTCTTGGCTGAGTTCCGCGCCTTGGGTATCCAGTTCTGCTCATATACTGAAGCCATAGACACATCTACGCCCATTGGAGAAGTCATGTTTACGATCATTGGCGCATTAGCGCAGTTTGAAAGAGAACTCATCCGCGAACGGGTGCAAGCTGGCGTGGATCGCGCCCGCCGAAATGGCAAACCTTGGGGCCGAAAGAAAATCGCGATTGCGGAAATCCCGGAAGGGCTGTCGCTTCGGGAAACAGCGCGTATTCTAGGAGTTAGCCGGGAAACGGTGCGCCGCAGAAAAGCCATCACGGGTTAAAATTGCTCCTCTGCGCCTCCCTCAAAATCTCCACCAGCCTAGCCAGTGGAACTCCGGTCAAATAGTAGATGGATAGGGCTAAAGTCACGGTTTAAGCACACCAAGATCGCCAGATGCGATTTTTATTCCGAAACGAGTAGCGACCGCCCTTCTTATGCCGCCAATCGCTTCAAGCAAAGTGTTGAACCCGTAGTAACGCCTTTCATCGAACGTGAACCAAAATCCAGCCGGAACGGTAGGTATAGCTTTGCCGTAATGTATCTTTATGCGCCCGATGCTCACGGCTTCTCCGCTTCCTTCTCATCCGGTATCAACTGGCCCAGCACGGGAATGTTCTTGCCTTTCAGGAAGTCCAGCAGGGAATCAGCGGCCAGCCCAAAAGCAAATGACGTTGCCGGGCCGGGCTGAACAAAGTCCTCACTGATCCCTATCCCGCCGATTAACTTGGTCAGCATGTCCGGCTTGTTCAGCCAGAGGGCGAACATCACTCCGCAGAGCGAGAGACGGATCAATATGTCAACCCAGCCTGCTTTGAAGTGCTGGGCAAATCCCTGCTTGTCCGTCTTGCCCAGCTTTAAGGCATGGATCACCTGGCCTAAGAAGAACAAGAGCCAGAGAGTGATGTTCGCGTGGTGGATGGTCATGCAAGTTCCGTTCCCTTTGCTTTTGCAAGATCATCTGGATGGCAAAGGGCACCACCGATTGTTGGCGTGAGTTCGCTAGCCGCCTTCACAGGTTCCAACTCAATCATCTCGTGGCGAATGATGGCATTCTTTATACGCTCCCATGTTTGCCGCGAAAAATCACCGTCAGGCAAATCATTGCCGCGCGTCCAGTCCTCCCCAGCGCGCATCTTGCGGGCTGAAGCGATGCAGCCGAGATACGTCCGGTCGCCTTCAAAGTGCGCCGAGATTGCATAGGTATGCGCTTCAGTGCAAAAGACCAAGCGTTGCAAATGCTGACCTTCCGCATCTCTGAGTCGAACGTACTTGTCGAGGTTGTTGTAAGGAACGATTTCCTTAAGCCATTCGATCAACTGATTGCGATTGCTCTGCTGTTCCATGTAAAGCTCCTATGGTCAGTGATGTTTAATTACTCAGTAGGCGTGTACGCGCTCTGTTGTGGCCCCGTGCGCGTTTTCGATGTAGGCGCAGTCGTAAAACTCTACTTCTTCGGCCCAGCCTTGCGGACGGGGTTTGTGCGGGTCGGCCACGTAGTAGCCGCCGACCGTGTTGCCCGAATGCAGCTTGACTTCGATCTCGCGCACTTCATTGGTGCGCTTTTTGGGATCGCCGCCGCTGCCTTTGGCGTGGCCAGCCGGAAATATTTTCACTTCCGTGGCCTCGATGATTGTTACCGTGTGGTCTTTCATCAATTTCACTGTAAGCATCTTCTTCTCTTTTCTCCTTCTGAATTTCCCGCTCTCGCGGAATCCCTTAACTGGCAGGCTTGATAAGTGAGCAGAACATTACAGACCAACATTCCGGACAATAATCAAATCGGTTTCCATTGGCGAATGTTACCGTTGCCCAGCCTTCTAACTTTTCCGATCCGCCTTCAATGGTCTGTGGGCAGCCATCGCACTTTCCGGAATAAATCAAACTCATTTACTTCCCCCACCTAAACCCGATCCCCGCCGCCGCCTTCCATAAACTGTCTGAGGACTTGAGCATTTCTGAATAGTTGTAGTCCGCCCCCAAACTGAAGAACACGCGCTTGCTCAGCGGCACTCTGAATCCGCCGCCCACGGTGTAGATAAAGGCTGAATCGCCCAAGGCTTGTACTTTCGGCGGCTTTTGCGAGAGATGCACTCCGCCCACCAGAGCATGTACAAAGAAGTTTTTGCCCAAGTCGAACTCCGGGCCTCCCGTAAAGCTCACCAGGATGTTGTCCGGCTTCTGGCTGTAGTCAAACTGCATGGCCAAGTGGATCGGGCCTGCCAGCTTCGATGAGAGGTCTACTTGTCCGCCCGGAACGATCTCATGCGACTTCAGGATGCCGAGTGCGCCTGAGGGTGTTTTGGGCAGAGCGCCGTTGTAGATGCCGGTCGCGGAGAAGGTGATGGAGTTGTCCTGCGCCCATCCCGGAAAGGCAATCAGCAAGGCAATGGTGATAAGCAGAGAGATGCGAAAGAGTTTCATGGACGCTCCTGAAATTTAACTTGAGTTCTTTTTCTTATGCTCACGGGAGAATTTGCACGATTTACACTTACACTTTCAGCCGCGTGAGCCTATGAATACCTTCTCGTGAAATGCTGCGAGCGCCAGTTTTTGCTCTGGCGTGTCTGACGGCATAAAGGCTTTAGAAACCTTGTGCCAGTGCGTTTCGCCGTTGATGGTTTTAGTTTTACTCATGTACTTCGCTCCCCGGCACTTTGCCGAAATAATGCCTCACTCCTAAAAGCACAGCGTTATTTGCCACACCTACGCTTGCGCCCCAATTCTGGGTGATGCGGTAATCGAATGTTCCGCCTAAGCCGAATGAGCCTTGGCGGTTCTTTGTCAGGTATGCGGCAAAAGAGAACGGAGGAGTTGCCATTTTGCGTAAGTCGGCAATCTCTTTTTTCTGTGACTCGATGGTGCTCTGCGCTGCTTTCAGGTTCACTTTGCATTCGGAGCAGTCAATAGCGTAGTTCTGGAGCGCATCAAGGTTCTGTTGGGCATCACCGCCGATCTCGACTGTGGGAAGTTTCCCCGGCTCCGTCACAACCTGAATTGGCCCCGGCAAGGGAATGAACTTCGTCACGGTCTGCGGAGTGGCCGGCGTTTGTGCGGTTGGCCGCTGGCTTTCCAGTTGGCTGATGTCTTTCTGCCGCTGCTCTTCTGTGGCCTTCTGCCGCGCTTCCTGTACCGCTGCGTCTTTTCCTGCCTGCCACTGCTTCCGGTATTGCACAAAGGCCAACAGGCCCAGAGCGGCAATGATGAGGCCCAGAAGCGGATACAGAACGTGATGCTTCGTCACGCTGCTTCCTCACCCCGTATTGCCACGGAGATAATCGAACCCACATACGCGGCCTTTGGCGCGATAAAGGAAAGAGCGTCCTGCAAATGGAAGACCTGCCGCAATTCTTCCTCTGTCATCTGGCATGGCAGCGCACGCAATTCTTGAATCAGACGATGAGCATCTTTTTGAAATTGGAATAGGTCGCGCACTAAGTCGCTCATGCAGCCTCCTTCGCTAGGACATTCACAAACGTGATGTCGATCTTTTCTCCCCGGTCCCAGAATTTCGTGATATATTCTCCTAATGCCTCGCGTCTATCTTCCTGTCGAATTGCGGTTCTGGGCAAAAGTTCGCAAGACTGATTCATGCTGGATATGGACATCTAACACCAATCCCAAGGGATATGGCAGATTTCTCTTGAGGGGAAGGAATATCCTTCCGCATCGCTACACCTACGAGTTGCGTAAAGGTAAAATTCCGGAAGGATACGAGTTGGATCATTTGTGCCGCAACAAGCTTTGTGTAAACCCGGATCATCTTGAGGCGGTAACGCCAGAAGAAAACATGCGCCGCGCATATCCCTTCAGGCCAAATGTCTTAAAAACCCACTGCAAGCGTGGCCACCCTCTTTCCGGCGATAATCTTTATTCCGCTCCATCGGGTCGCCGTGTATGTAAAACATGCCATCACGATAATTCAAACAGGTCTGCGATTCGGCGTAAGGAAAAATTTTATGCGCAAGGATTAACATGGGAAGGCAAGATTAGGAAGACGCTCCGCCAGCCGCCGCCAGCTTATTGACATATGTGATGTCTATATTCCTTTCAGAGTCCCATACCGGATTAAGTTTATCCATCAACTCCGCGAAAGCTAATTTTGATGCTCCAATATAGTCCGGATTCGGCCCCTTTGTTTTCCCTACCAATAAACATGCAAGCGTATCTTTAGGAAAATTACCGGGATGAATTTCTACATCTTCAAATCCGGTAACATCGCACACCCAAGGAACAGTAAAGCCATGCTTAGGTGAGAATCTCCGTTTAAGGGTATAGGTTCCCTGTTGGATGGCCCGTGGCTTGATGTTCTCGCTCTCTACCCAGACAGGTTCCAGGGTGAAACACTGAAACTCGCCGTCAATCAGCAGGCGACCAATGGTGGAAAACTCAGAGAATACAGTGCGCTCAACACGGATGTTCATGCTGTTTTCTTCATTCTGGCCTTACACAGCCCACATACAACGGAGCCAGCGGAAATAAAG